AATGTTCCCATCTAAAGTAGTCTGGGCGTTAGTAGTTAAGTAATGAGCGATGACCTCATTGACGAACTTTTTTCTGAGATAGACGAGTACTACCCAGGTAGTAAGCGTAAGCGCAGAGAAATAAAAGAGAAGCCTAAGCCTCAGGAAACTAAGACTTGGGATTCTCGTCCATATGTGAAGCCGCTCAATGGCAAGGACGTAGAGTTCTTTACCATTGGGGCACTGGCTGAAGCATTGGGTAGACCTATCATTACAATCAGGTATTGGATTGATAACGGGTACATCCCAACGTCTACCTACAAGATGCCAAGTACCATAGATAAGAATGGTGACACACGGCAGGGACGATGGCTCTACACTAGGGCTATGATAGACTCTGCAGTAGACCTATTCACTAAGAATGGACTTCGGGATGTTGTTAGAATAGACTGGTCTAAGAATAGGCAGGCGTCACAAGCACTTGCCGAAGCGTGGAGTAATCTGCGTATAACTGAAAATGAAAATAAATAATAACAACTAATCACACTAAGGAAATGACATGACAGTCAACCGTAAGATAGAAGACGAAAAGTACTCTGAAGCAGTTCGCTTAGATGACTTTGACATTGATGCTCGTCCGTCACAGGACACGAGCACAGCAGTTGGTTCAGGTTGGGAATCAGCAGAAAGCTTGACCCCACCATCAAAGGATTTCCCAACTGAATTCCGCCAGGGTGAAAAGCCACAACTCATCAAGTTTATTGGTGAAGGTCCTTTCGCTACATATAAGATGCACTTCCTAAGTCAAAAGACTTCTGGCAAGCGTTCTTATGTATGTTTAGACCCTATGAATAGCAAGAACTGCCCACTGTGCACCATGCTTAACCACAAGGCTGAAGACAAGCGTTCGTTTACGATTGTTAACTTCAGCGCTGAGGGCGGGTTCCAGAGACAGATTCTTACCGCTACCCCTCGTTTATACCGCACCCTTGCATCTGCGAATGCAGACAAGTTCGGTCCACTTAACAAGCATTTCTGGTCATTGAGCCGTAGTGGCGTAAAGCAGACTACTGTTTACAACTTGATTCCTGTTAAAGAACGTGACCTTACTGAAGAGTACGAACTTGGCGCTGATGAAGTTAATGACTTCCTTGCTACAGTTGAAGCATATGACCGCTCCACTATCCGTGAGCACTCGTACGCTGACCTTGTAGAAATCGCTAACGACCTTCTCTAATCGCACACAGACCGCCCGTCTAGCAGGTTTCCCCTTCCTGCTAGACGGGCTTCAAGGGGTATAACATGAACATTATTACTACAGGTGACCAACTGTTTGAAATGGTCGAATATTATTTAACACAAGATGCTTTTGCATTTGACGTAGAAACAGTTGGAGATAACCGTGGTCTCACGCCTATTAACGAAGTGCTGTGGATTACTTTCGCGACACATGGTCGTTGTGACGTTATCCCTATGGGTCATCCTAATGGTGATTTTATTGAAGAGCGATTCCCGCTAACAGGTCAGGGACAGGCTCGCGTAGATGCTGGGCTTACCGCTCGTCCTAGCGATTACTCTCGCGACAAGAAAAAATCCACAAAGCTTTTTGGTGACCCACCAAAACAATTGGCACCCAAGTTTGTATTTGATGCTATTGAACCTTTGATGTTTAACGATACCGTTCTTACCATAGGTCATAACTTAATCTTTGACCTTACTTCTGTAGCCAAGTACTACGGCGGTAGGGTGCCTACTGGTCCATACTTTGACACTATGATTGCATCGTTTGTATCTGATAACCGTAACAAGAACAAGTGCGGTCTTGACGCCTGTTTACATCGTGAGTTTGGCTACGAAATGGTTAAAGGCGTGGGTAAAGAGGTAGAAGTTTACTCGTTTGACGAAGTAGCCAAGTACGCTTACCTTGATGCTAAGTACACGTTCCTATTATGGAAGTCTCTACGCCAGAAGATTGAAGAGGGCGGACTTTCTACGGTGTTTGATTTAGAGATGGACGTACTAACCGTACTGTGCGACATCAAGTTGACAGGCGCACCTATTGATGTTGATGCACTTACTGCTTTAGACACTCAACTCCGTGAGGACATTGAGGTTTCTAGGGCTGAAATCTTTAGCATTGCTGAGCGTGTGTTCAACATTAACTCTAACTCTGAGAAGCAGTTCCTGCTGTATTCCCCAAAGTCTGAGGGTGGACGCGGACTTAAGCCAAAGGTGCTTACCCCAGCAGGCGAAAAAAAAGAAGCGCTGGGTCAGGAGTTGACTTATGCCGACTACTCCGTGTCTGCTGAGGCGTTAGAATATTACCGTGGGCAAGACCCATTAGTGTCTGCGTTACTTAAGTACGCCGACCTTAATAAGTTGAGTACTACTTACGTTGTGCCATACCTTGGCGGTGAAGTAGTTCGTACAGTAAGTGGAAAGGAAAAGCGTGAACATAAAGAAAGCCTCCTTATTAACGGGAGGATTCATTGCGATTTTGTCCAGCACGGTGCGGAAACAGGTCGCTTCAGTAGTCGCAATCCGAATCTTCAGAATGTACCTGCGCCTCACACTCCCCACGGAAAAGCCATTCGCAACCTCTTCTACGCCCCAGAAGGATACAAACTTGTGGTCGCGGATTACAGCCAAATTGAGCCGCGTGTTATTGCGTCTATGGCTAAAGACCCGATTATGATGAACAACTATTTGAACGGCAAAGATATCTACACTACGGTTGGTGAGACTATGGGTGTAGACCGTAAAGCAGGTAAGGTGCTGGTGTTGTCTATGGCTTACGGCGTAGGTCCAGCCAAGATTGCTAGTCAGATTGGTTGTTCTGTAACCGAGGCTCGTACTTTGCTTAGCAAGTTTTCTTCAGAGTTTTCGTCAGTGGCTTCGTATAGATTAAAATTGTTAGAGGTTTCTCGTCGTCAAAAGACCCCATACGTTACTACCCTCTTGGGTCGTAAGCGTTACCTACCAGACATGCTGTCAAGGGACCAAGGTTTACGGGCTAGTGCTGAGCGCCAAGCGTTTAACACCCGTATTCAAGGCTCAGCGGCTGACATTATTAAGCTGGCTATGATTCGTGCGTATGGTAGGATTCCAGAGGGAGCCAAGTTACTTTTGACTGTTCACGACGAACTAGTTACATTAGCCCCAAATGATAAGGTGGAAGAAACTGTGGAAGCAATTCGCGAAGCAATGGAAGACATTAAATTATTAGCCGTACCTTTGGTAGCAGATATCAAAGTAGTAGAAAGATGGGGAGAAGCAAAATGAATTGGAAGTTTTGGCAGAAGAAAGCAAAGTCTACTGAGGTATACATTGATACGTCAGCAATTCCTACGAGTACGTTGCTACGCTGGGCGTTGTACGACACAGGTATCCCTGACCCTAACACTTACGCACTTGCTCTTGGGTTCAACCCCATCAGCAAAGAGGGCGAAGAGATGGAACTTCGTGAGAGCCGTGCTCGTATGGCTCGCCTTGACCCTTACATTGATTTCATTGAACTTGTTTCGAGTATTAATGGTGAAATTTTGGCAGAAACGTTTAGTAGTATTTTAGAAAAGTTAGACATTGATGTAACTGATAAAGACTTAGTTGAGGGCAGGGAGATGCTGTCCGAACTATACGCAGGTGTAGCATTGTCTTGCATTATTCCAGCGTTCTCAGCCGCTCTACATTTAGGTATAATGGTTAATCCAGGAGCGTATGTAATGGAGGCAGACAATGAGTTCTAGTAATTGGTGGGCAAGTAAAATAGGTACTAGTATTCCTGTTCCGCCTACGCCACCCGTAGCCCCTCCTCAAGCACCTATATACAATCCTGTGCCTCAACAACCACAAGAACCACAACGCCTGCCACAAAGCGCTGTGGCTGCTTCTCGTTGCCCTGGTTGTGGTAGCGGCAATTACGGCTCAGCAGACCCTAACACTAAGGCTCGTTGCTACGACTGCGGGTACCCTATTCAACAGTCTGGTTCTGGTCTAGGCACAGGTATCACAGGCAATCAAGCGTCTGGTCCAGCACAGCCAGCCCGACAAGTTTCAAAATCAAGTAACTGGAATCCACAAAACGTAGATAAATCATTCTTATAAGGAGTAACACATGGACGCAGAACTATTAAAAGCAATTAGCCTACTGAATAAAAAATTTGGCTCAGACACTATTGTTCTTGGTGCCGACATCAAAGATGAAGTAATGGGCAGGATGACCACAGGGTCGCTTGCTCTTGATGTTATTTTAGGCGGGGGTTTCCCTGTTAATCAGTGGCATGAGATTGTAGGTGAAGCGTCTAATGGTAAGACGGCTATTGCTCTAAAAACTGTAGCGGCTAACCAACGACGTGACCCAGAGTTTATGACTGTGTGGGTAGCGGCTGAGTCTTGGGTGCCATCGTACGCAGAAATGTGTGGCGTAGATTTATCCCGTGTGTTTGTAGTAGCAACTAACGTAATGGAAGAAGCTTACGAAGCCGTCATCAATCTTGTTGAGACTAAAGCGGTTGACTGCGTTGTTATTGACTCACTACCAGCACTTGTACCAATTACTGAAGATGAGAAAAACATGGATGAAGCCACTGTTGGTCGTGGTGCCCTTCTCACAGGCAAATTCTTTCGCAAGGTTGGCAAAGCTTCACGGCGTTCGCTTACAGAATCTGAGCGTCCTTTCATAGGTTTGATTATCAACCAGTACCGTATGAAGATTGGTGTTATGTACGGTGACCCTCGTACCACCCCAGGTGGAGAGGCTAAGAACTATGCTTTCTTTACCCGCATTGAGGTTAAACGAGACGAATGGATTGAAGTTGGT